GCCGCTGCTCAAGTCCCTGCTGATGGCTGGCCAGCGCGTGGTGGTGGAGATCAAGCCCGAAACTCGCACGCTGGCTCAGAACGCCCTGCTTTGGGCTACCCTGGACGACATCAGCAAGCAGGTGGACTGGTACGGGCGCAAGCTGACCGCAGAGGAATGGAAGCACGTGTTCACCGCCAGCCTCGCCAAGCAGGACGTCGTGCCAGGCATCGATGGCGGCTTTGTTGTGCTCGGCAAGTCCACCAGCAAGATGACCAAGCCAGAGATGAGCGAGCTGCAGCAATTGATCGAGGCCTTCGGTGCGCAGCAGGGCGTGCGTTTCACCGCGCCTGAGTACGTTGACCCAGAGACTGGAGAGATCACATGAGCAACATCACACCGTTGCACGGCGCGTCCGTGCCAACCAACGAGCCGAACGCTGCCTTGGTGGCTGCGCTCAAAGACATCCTGGCCGACGCTGAATCTGGCCGACTGCAGTCATTCTTTGCCGCAGGATTCCTGGCCGATGGCCTGCGAATGTCCTGCGTGCTCGGTGACCATTCCAACGTCTACGAGGTAATTGGCTCCATCGAGATGCTGAAGCACCACTACATCACCAACCACACGGAGAGGCTATGACAACAGCCCACGTTCGCTCCATCATGAAGTCGGTCATTGCATCCGGCTTTGACCCGACTGAAATGCAGTGGTTTGACATTTCAGGCGCTGACCTGTCCACCGGCATCAAGATCGACAACCTGACGACCCACCGGCCACCATTTGAGAAAAGCCTGGTGCTCTGGGCTGGCCAAACCTCAAGCCATGAGCGTTACGAGATGATGATGCTGGCCGCTGGAGACGATCCAGAAGAAGGCATCGTGCTCGACCTGAGCAAGGGACAGCCTGGAAAATACACCACCTTCCCGCCGATGGTTTACGCCATCGTGGATGGCCAGATCAAGTACGGCCCCGTCGATGAAGGCCAAGACCTGCCGCGAGATGTGGCCGAGATCATGCTGGCCACCATGTCCAAGTGGCTGGAAAGCATGGACACCGGCTGTGAGTGCTATCAGCCCGTGATAACCGACACCTTCACGAACAGGCGCAAAATCGCTGCAGGCAAAACGCCGACCTACGACTGGCGCACCGTCAAGATCGGCCCAAAGACCGCCAGAGGCGAATCGAAAGGCGGCACACACGCATCCCCCAGGCTGCACGACCGTCGCGGCCACATTCGCAGACTGGCCAGCGGAAAAAACGTCTGGGTCAAAGCTTGCAAGGTTGGCGATGCCAGCCTGGGCACGGTGTTCCACGATTACAAGATAGAGGCGAAATGACCACAATCGCAGAACGAAAGCACATGAGCCGCGTGGCCGAGCTGGGCTGCGCTGTGTGCCACCGCCTCGGCTACGGCGCGACACCGGCCGAGCTACACCACCCCAGGCACGGAACAGGCATGGGCCAGCGTGCCAAGCACATGGACGTTATCCCGCTGTGCCCGGAACACCACCGAGGCAACACCGGCGTGCACGGCCTGGGCACCAAGGGCTTTGCCAAGCACTACGGATTCACCGAGGCCGATCTGCTGGCCGAAACACTGGAGCGACTGAAATGACCGACATCAACGCAACGCTGGCCGAGCGCGGCAGCAGGTATGGGGCCTTTGATGGCCATGCCGAAATTGCACAGCAGCTCAAGGCAACTGTTCGTGTCTTTGAGGCAAAACGAGGGTGCGATCTTGCCCCTGACCAGCGGGAGGCCCTGGAAATGATTATGCACAAGGTGGCCAGAATCCTGAACGGCGACCCGAACTATGCCGACAACTGGATCGACATCGCAGGCTACGCCACCCTGGTGGCCGACCGGCTGGAAGGCGACAATGGGACAGCTTGAAACCCTGTGGCCCGTCCTGCTGACCATTGCACTTGTTGCACTTGGCCAGTGGTGGGCTGTCCTGGCGCTGTACGCTTGGCTGATCTGGACGAGGTGGAGATGAAAATCATCCTTCCCTGGCCACCCACCGGCCTGTCCCCGAACGCCAGAAACCACTGGGCCAAGACCGCAAAGCTCAAAAAGCAATACCGAGAGCTCTGTTTCTGGCAGGCCATGGAGGAAGGCGCACGACCGATCCAGGCCGCCAGCCTGCACCTTACCCTGACGTTCTACCCGCCAACCCGCAGGCAGTACGACCTGGACAACGCCCTGGCACGCATGAAAGCCGGGCTCGATGGCCTGTCCGACGTGCTCAAGGTAGACGACAAACACTGGACGCTGACCATTCGCAAGGGCGAGACGGTCGGCGGATTCGTAGAAGTTCACATCGAAAGGCCCACAGAATGAAACTCCCAGACCAGCTCGAAACCATCCAGATCGATTCGCTCATACCCTACGCACGCAACAGCCGGACGCACTCCGACGCACAGGTGGCACAGATCGCCTCATCCATCAAGGAATTCGGATTCACGAATCCGGTGCTGATTGATGGGGGGGGGGGAATCATTGCTGGACATGGCCGAGTGCTCGCTGCACGCAAGCTGGGCATGAGCGAGGTTCCATGCATCCGACTGGATCACCTGACCGACGCACAAAAACGCGCCTATGTGATCGCAGACAACCGGCTGGCTCTGAACTCCGGCTGGGACACTGAAATGCTGAAGGTGGAGTTTGCCGACCTGCAGGAGCTTGGTTTTGACCTCGAGCTGACCGGCTTCGACCTGGACGAGATCAAGGAGCTGCTGGCACCCGTTGGCACCGAAGGCCTGACCGACCCCGACGATGCCCCACCGCTGCCAGAACACCCGCGCACCGTGCCCGGCGACATTTGGCTGATGGGAAAGCACCGCGTGATGTGTGGGGATAGCACGTCTGTGGATGCCGTGGCCACGCTGATGGCTGGGGCTTCTGTGGATATGGTCTACACCGATCCGCCTTATGGGATTTCGATTGTCAAAGGCTCTAAGGTTGGAGGCGACAAACCTTTTGGGTCGAAAGACAGTCGTGGCACCGTCGGCGCCACGAAAATAGCTAAGGCGAATATTTATGCCACCATCGCTGGTGACGACACCATCGACGTGGCAATTGAGGCCATTCAAGTCATCAAGACATTAGATGCAAAAGTTGAAATCATTTGGGGCGGCAACTACTTCGCTCAGGCGCTTGAAAATTCGTCTTGCTGGATTGTTTGGGACAAAGAGAACACCGGAAACTTTGCCGACGCAGAACTGGCGTGGACAAACCAAAAAACAGCCGTTCGCATCTTCAAGCACATGTGGAACGGAATGATCAAAGCGAGCGAGCATGGCCAAAAGCGCGTCCACCCAACTCAAAAGCCCGTCAAGTTGGCCGAATGGTGCTTTGAGCAATACGGCGCAGAATGCAAAACTGTCCTGGACTTGTTTTGCGGCTCGGGTTCAACGCTTATTGCTTGCGAGTCATCTGGCAAGACTGGCTACATGATGGAACTGTCGCCACACTACTGCGACGTCATCGTCAAGCGCTGGCAAGAGTTCACCGGCAAGCAGGCCATCCACGCAGACACTGGAAAACCTTTCGCGGAGGTTGTTGCAAGTGGCAACGAAGCAAAAAACTGAAAAATCGGTCACAAAAAAGCGCGGCCCGAACGGCGGCGCTCGTCCTGGGGCTGGCCGACCAGCCTTCGAGCCGACCGACCACGAGCGCAAGCAGGTCGAGGCCATGTCCGGATACGGCCTGCCGATCGAGCAGATCGCTGTCCTGGTGCGCGACGGCATCGACACCGACACCCTGCGCAAGCACTTTGCCCAGGAACTGATCTCGGGCAAGGCCAAGGCCAATGCGCAGGTAGGGAAAACCCTATTCCAGAAGGTGATGGCAGGCGACACGACGGCGGCCATCTGGTGGTCCAAGACGCAGATGCGCTGGAAGGAAGTGCAGCAGCACGAACTGACTGGCGCAGACGGCGCACCCTTGGAGTTTGCGAAGATCGAGCGAGTGGTCATCCGTGGCAAAGCCGACACTGAAAATTCAGACGCCTGAGTGGGCTGTCCCGCTGCTGCAGCCTGCGCGCTACAAGGGCGCACACGGCGGCCGTGGCTCGGGCAAGTCGCACACCTTTGCCGAGATGCTGATCGAGGCGCACATCATGGACCAGACCAGCCGCAGCGTCTGCGTGCGCGAGGTCCAGAAGTCGCTGGCGCAGTCGGTCAAGCGCCTGCTCGAACTCAAGATCGAGCAGATGAACGCTGGCGCGTACTTCGAGGTGCAGGAGGCCGTCATCAAGTCCAAGAAGGGCGACGGCCTGATCATCTTCCAAGGCATGCAGAATCACACGGCCGACAGCATCAAGTCGCTCGAAGGCTACGACCGTGCCTGGGTGGAGGAGGCGCAGTCGCTGTCCCAGCGCAGCCTGGACCTGCTGCGGCCGACCATCCGCAAGCCAGGCTCGGAACTGTGGTTCACCTGGAACCCGGCGCTGGCGACCGACCCGGTCGACCACCTGCTGCGCGGCGAGAAGCCACCACCGGATGCCGTGGTGATCGAGGTCAACTTCGACGACAACCCCTGGTTCCCGGACGTTCTGCGTGCCGAGATGGAGTACGACCGAGGGCGCGACCCGGACAAGTACGCGCACGTTTGGCGTGGCGGCTACCTGCAGAACAGCAGCAGCCGGGTCTTCCGCAACTGGCGCGTCGAGGAGTTCGAGGCACCCAAGGACGCCATTCATCGCCTTGGCGCAGACTGGGGCTTTGCGTCCGACCCGACCGTGCTGGTGCGCTGCCACATCATCGGCCGCACGCTCTACATCGATCACGAGGCCTACATGGTCGGCTGCGAGATCGTGAACACCCCGGACCTGTTCATGACCGTGCCGGAGGCAGAGAAGTGGCCCATCGTGGCAGACTCGGCCAGGCCGGAGACCATCAGCCACATGAAGCGGCACGGCTTCCCGAAGATCATGTCGGCTGTCAAAGGCCCGAAGTCGGTCGAGGAAGGCGTCGAGTGGCTCAAGTCCTACGACATCGTGGTGCACCTGCGCTGCCTGCACACGATCGACGAACTGACGCTGTACTCCTACAAGACCGACCCGATCACCGGCAAGGTGCTCCCGATCCTGGAGGACAAGAAAAACCACGTGATCGACGCGCTGCGCTACGCTTGTGAAGGCGTGCGGCGCGCGCAGCCTTCCAAACCCCACAACTTCACACCATTGCCAGTCATGCACAAATGGTGAGAGAATGTCGAAAAATGAGGACTCGCTATGGCCAGAATTTCCAGAGATCAGCAGCTTGCCAATCTGCACGCTGAGGCGCTGGCTGAATTCGACAACATTCAGTCGGCGCTGAGGGACGAGCGCCTGCAGTGCTTGCAGGACCGTCGCTTCTACAGCCTGGCAGGCAGCCAGTGGGAAGGCCCACTCTGGGACTTGTACGAGAACAAGCCGAAGTTCGAGGTGAACAAGATCCACCTGGCCGTTATCCGGATCATCAACGAGTACCGCAACAACCGGATCACCGTTGACTTCGTGAGCAAGGACGGCGAGGCGCGCGACGACCTGGCCGACACCCTGGACGGCCTGTACCGTGCCGATGAGCAGGACAGCGTGGCCGACGAGGCCTACGACAACGCCTTTGAGGAAGCCGTCGGCGGCGGCTTCGGTGCCTGGCGTCTGCGCACGATCTACGAGGACGAGGAAGACCCAGAGGACGACCGACAGCGCATCCGCATCGAGCCGATCTTCGACGCGGACTCGTCCGTGTTTTTCGACCTGGAGGCCAAGCGCCAGGACAAGGCCGACGCCAAGCGCTGCTTCGTGATCACGGCCATGACCCGCGACGCCTACAAGGCGACATGGGGCGACGACCCGACAAGCTGGCCCAAGATCATCCACCAGTATGAGTTCGACTGGTGCACGCCTGACGTCGTCTATGTGGCCGAGTACTACCGCGTCGAGGAAAAGAACGAGACCGTGCGCATCTACCGCACGATCGCTGGCGACGAGGAACGCTACACCCAGGCCGACTTCGACAACGATGAGACCCTCGAGGAAACGCTGGAGGCTGTCGGCTCGGTCGAGGTCCGTCGCAAGAAGTACAAGACGCGGCGCGTCCACAAGTACATCATGTCGGGCGGCAAGATTCTGGAGGACGCTGGCTACATCGCAGGCAAGTGCATCCCGATCATCCCGGTCTACGGTAAGCGCTGGTTCGTCGACAACGTCGAGCGCTGCATGGGCCACGTGCGCCTGGCCAAGGATGCCCAGCGCCTGAAGAACATGCAGTTGTCCAAGCTCGGCGAGATCAGCGCGCTGTCCTC